GCAGTTAGGCCAGTTCAAAAAACGCGAACGCAACGCGACGAGCGCGACGAGCGAGCGACGAGAGAGCGCGTCGATCATTTACAGCTCGCAGCCCGAGCCGGGCTCGATCCATTGCGTCGAGCACATCACGAGCACGAGCGATCGATGCTCGATCGAGCCGCACTCCCCCACGCTCACGACTTCCACTCACTCGGCCCGCGTTGCGCGCTGCGGTGCGGGGGTAGGCAAGGGGAGGGGGGAGCATGGGGGAGGGGCCCTCACCCGCTACCCCGGGCGGAGGGGTAGGGGGTAGCCGGTACTGCCCCGCCCCCACTAGGCGAGGGGCAGCTCACCGAGCGGGGGCGGGTCATGTGATCGGGTACTCCCAGCTCGCATCCCATGTGAGCGAGCCGACCATGCCATCCGCCCCTAGCCCCTTCTCTTGCTGGAAAGCGAGCGCCACCTCGGCCGAGTGTGGCCCGTAGACCCCGTCCACACTGAGGCCCCACCCCCGTTTCACCATCTGCGCCTGCCAGGTCCCTACGTCGCTACCTTCCATCATCGCCCCGGCCTCCCACACAAACACCCGGCCCGGCCAGGGCGGGGCGACGTCACCCGGAGGAGCGCCCGGAGGCCCCGTCTCGGGCCGCGTGCTGTCATCGACACTTGTAGGCGGCCCACCCGGGACAACATCGGTTCCGAACACCGAGGCGAGAGCGGATCCGATCGCCTCCGCCATGTCCGCTATCGGCCGGGTCATCCCGACTCGGCCCGCCTCGATGAGTACCGCCGGGCTCACAGTCCCATTGAGCCACCACAGATCCGAGCGCTCGCTCGGGCCCTTAGAGGTGAGCCCGTAGCGCTCTGCGGCCGCCACTAGCTCCCGGGCGACTGTCCCGCCCACGCTCGCCCCCGGCGCGTACAGCGGCCAGATAAGCGCCTCCGAGCCGCCCTCCCAATCCATGTGCAGATCAAGCGCGAAGTCGTAATCGCCCGCGTTCACCCGATCCACACTCCCCCGATAGTCGGGATCGGCCCCGTACTCCTCGCCGGCCTCGCTGTCCACCTCCCAGCCAAACCCGAGCATCCGCTCGGCGACAGCGGCCGCCAGCTCCCGATTCCCGTCGTATTCCTTGGCCCCCGCAGCGCTCACCGCCCCCGGGTCGAACACCCCGTTTGGCTGCATACCGTGACCCACCGACAGATAGAGACTCGGCACCTCGGCTCCCCTCACTCCTCGATGAGCCGAACCCTAACGCCGAGGTGCGACAGCTCCCCTCACCATTGCCGGGAGGGTTTGCGCTCGTTGAGCCCGAGGATCCGGGCCCGAGCCTCCCGGGCGCTCTTGGCCGCATGGCAGATCACACAAAGGGTTTGCAGATTCTCGATCGCGTCCGAGCCGCCCTCGGAGAGCGGGATTAGGTGGTCGATCTCGAAAGGTCCCTCCAGCGAGCCGCAGTCCACACAACCCGGCCCGTCCCGGGCGAGCAGCGCCCGCCGGATCCGGGTACGCACCTGCGGGGGCAGCGGGGGCCGAGTCCGAGAGCCTTTCGTCACGACCTCGACGGTACGCCTAAACGGAGGATCGAGCACCGGAGCACCGGAACCGCAATCTCTCTATTACTTTTTATATGTTTTTAGTGCCCAGATCACCCTGCAAACAGGTAGTGAACCGGAACGTTCCGGTTCAAAGCGCCTCCCGGGAGAGGGGAGCGGGGGGAGGGGCAGACAGCATCGCCGCAGCTCAGGGCACCGATACGGCGCGCTAGAGCCCCCGGCCAGGGCAGCACCGGAGGCTCTAGCGACGTCCCGGGAGCACCGGAACGCAAACCGGAGGGGAGCTAGTCCGCTATGTGCGGTACCAGCTCGACACCGAGGAGCCGGCGGGCCCACACCCCGCCGATGCGTCGCCGGGCGACTGTCGAGCCGGCAAACAGCGCTTGCAGGCTCCTCACAAGGATCCGCTCCCCTACCGGCTCCGAGCGGGTATCCGAGCAATAGTTCTCGTAGGCGTCGCGCAGCTCGGGAAGGATCACGCCGGCCGAGCCCGGCACCGCTGCGAGCCGCTCCCGGGCGAACCCGGCCACCGGGGAGGAGTCGTCGCGTATCTGGCGGATCAACACTCCCGACGCCTCGGGCCTCACGTAGCCGCCGAGGGGCTCGGCCTCCATGTCCCGGGCTGTCCGCAGCGCCCCGAGGAGGATCCCGGGCAGCTCGCCCATTATCGCCACCTCGATCGACGGATCCTCGGACCCCTCGAAACTGTCCCGCCACCATAAGGCGACTTGGCGAGCTGCGAACGCTTGCGCCGAGTCCGCCACGCTCGGCGGTTCGTTGGCGTGATAGATCACGACCATACGCGGATACCCCTCCCACGCCGGTTTGTGTTTCCGGTCCCACGATTGCGAGTCGCCGCCCGAGATCGAGTTAATAGTCTCGGCGAATAGCGGCCCGTTGCGCGGATCGAGGTGGAGATCGTTAAGCAGCAACACCGATTTGCCGACTAGGGGCTCCAGCCCGAAAGTCCCGGTTAGCGATCGGGAGGAGATAGTCCCGATCCGCCGCACGCCGGCTAGGGCGGTAAGGATCCGTATGAATGTGCTCTTGCCGGCCCGGGTTGCGCCGACTAGAGCGAATATCCGTTGATCCTCCCAGCGGCCCGCGACGACAGCGGCGAGGATCTGCCACGCGAGGAGCTGCGAGTCCGCGTCGCCCGGGAATCGCCCGGCGAGCCACTCATCGAACCGTGGACAGCTCGCCTCGGGTTCATAGGCGATCGGCGATTGGCGGAGCGTGAAATAGTACGGAGTCGGGGGGAGGAGCTGCTCCTCGCCGAGCGAGTACAGCCCGTTAGCGACTGCCACGATCCGCCCCTCCGGGTTGGCTCGGCCCTCATAGGCGCTCCCGAGCCAGTACGGAGCATCGGGGAGCGGCTCCCAATAGTTGCGGGGGTACTGGCTAAGCGCTTGCAGAGCGTGAGCAACGCCGGCCACCTTCCCTCGATCCGGCCGCCACGGCACTAGCTCGCCCGACTTGCTCTCCGTGTACGCCGAGCCGAGGGTCAACATGATTTCGCGCTCGATCCGCTCTGCAGCGATCACCGACCAGCCCGACACCCCCCGCCAATGGTAAAAGTCGTCGCGCCAGTAGACCAGCCGAGCGCCAGGTCGACCGGGAGCGAGATCCTCGAATATCTCCCCGGCGACGTCGAGCGGGGCCCGCCACGATGAGAACACCCCGAGCGGCCGAGGCCCGCTCACGACTGCTCCCCTCGCTCACGGAGGCACCACTCCCCGCCGGGACACTCCGGGCAGCGATCGATGCGGAGCAGCGCCGAGGCGAGCGCCTCGGGGCTCATCGCGTAGCGCTCCAGCCACCCGTACGCGTAGGAACACTCCACATACCCCCACCCGTCCCCGCAGCTCCGCCGGTAGTCGTCGTGCCAGCTCCGCAAGCGCTCGACGTCATACCGTGGGGGCCGAGGGATCGGCGGAGGTGGACCGGCCGGCCCCCATGAGCGTTCGCCCGCAAACCCCGAGTTTGCAGCGCTTCGCCGGTAGTGACCTAGAGCCGGGGCCCAATGAACCTCGGCCGCTCGGGCTGTCCGCTCCGAGCCCTCCCGGTACTCCTCGGCGGCCTTCGCGTCGAGCTGCGCTACGAGATCCGCCGGGAGTGTGAAGTAGGAGCCGCCTAGCTGGTCATCCTGTCTTTTCTGGCTCTCGCTCTGCCCCTCTGGAGGTGCTCCCGGGGTACTAACAGCGTGGAGGCCCTCGCTCGGCTCTGGCGGCCCGCCAGGGGGCTCTGGCGACATAAAGCCAGGTTGGGACGGGTGACGTCTACGGGTAGACACGTCGGGTAGCCTCTCTGTTGGGTTCAAATCGGGCCGGGATCCTTGGGAAAGGGGATCCCGGCCCACTCATTTTCCCGGGTCACCTCGCCCGTTTGGGGGATCCTCCCCCGGTATCGCCTCGATCACGATCGCGAACCCCCCGAGGATCCCCGCCACCGCCAGGAGATCGCTCGCCAGGTCCCGGTTAGTGGCGAGCACGATCGCAGCGAGAGCGAGCACAGCCGCCGCAATCACGACGAGATACATGATCCGCCGACCCCGGGTCACGTTTTACAGCTCGGCGAGCGGGCTACCGTCCGCGTCGAAGTACAGCCCCGCGACGACCGGCCAGTTACCTTGCGTGAGCGCGAGCAGATCCGCATCGGCGACTAGGGATTGATCGATCGAGCCGTCCCCCTCGGGGTCCACCTTGTCCGCGATCCCCGGGCCGGCCGCGTCGAGGCGAACGAACGCGCCGAGGATCTCCGACTCGCCCCGCAGCACCGCCCGAGCCGTTGCAACCCAATCCGGGCGCTGGTCGTTGACGAACGCGGCCGCTTGCTCGGTGGCGGCCGACGTCGCCCGCCCGTTGAACGCCGCATCGAGGGTTAGATCCGCTTGCGATTGGTAGCTCATTGCTGCTCGCTCTCTTTATGGGGGGCCCATGAACACAATGCACATCGTCGTCTCTTGCGCCGATCGCATCCCGACCGCGTTGGGGATCGAGTGGAACCACCATCCCGAAATCAGATCCCCCGCCGCGAACCGATCGACCAGCGTCACGCTCGGCTCTGCGTAACCGGGATTAGCGCTCTGCGTGAGCGACGTCGTTCGGCTCATAACCCCGTTCTTGTAGACCCCCATCCCGAAGGTGTATCCGCCGCTCTGGCCCATGTTCCAGCCGACTTGCACGTTGACCAGATACAGCCCGGCAACCGGACAGGTGTAGTCGCCCGAGGTGGTCGAATAGCAGTTGCCTTCGTCGAGAATCTTGGCGTCGAATACCAGCCGGACCCATGTATTGCCCGTCGCCGGGGCGGTGATCGGCGAGGAGCGTTGCACCCGCAGCCCGTAGCGGGCTGTCGCGCCGGGGGGCCCGCCGCCGCCGCCGGCCGGCACAGTCCAGCTCGCCCCGTCGTGGAGCGTGAGATAGGCGGCCGCCCCGGCAGGGCAGATCGCCACCATTTGCCCGGCCAGCTCGGCGGGGGCGAACCCGGCCAGGTCGAGATCCCGATCGGCCTCGCTCGGGTATCGCCGGATCACCCGATCTGCGACACCTTGCCCCCAGTCCTCGGCGATCGGATCTCCCGCTACCGGCCGGGTCGGGTTGCCCGCCACTAGGCCCGAGATCCCTCGCCGGGCCGGCCACCTTGCGGCCGCCCACGCTCTCACGATCGGGCGGGGGGCCGGGCTCACATCGGCCCTATCTGCATTAGCGAGATCGTGGATCCCGCCGAGATCCGGGCACTCGATGCTGTCCCCGACACCTTGATCCGCCACCCGTAGCCGGCCTCCAGCCACGCCACCTCCGACCAGCCCGACGCCCCGTCCACTCGCTGCGGTTGGATGTGGCGGCCCGATAGCGCCACGTTCGCCGGGTCTACATAGGTGATCTCGGCTATCGAGTCGCCACCTTGCAGAGCGTTAGTCCACAGTCCATACCAAGTGAGCAGGTAGAACCCGGGGCCCGGGGCCCGCACCGCGTTCGCGTCGCCGGTCCCCGCCGTCGGCCGGGAAAACGAGAGCGTCGGAAAGCTAATGAAACTGCCCGGGCCGACCGCGGCTGTCGAGGTGCGGCTAACGCCTTTCTGACACCACTCCCACCCGTTAGGCCCGTAGTACATACGGGCGATTGGCTGCTTGCTCGCCGTCCCGCCCTGCCCGGTTAGGACACATTCCATCCCGAGGAGCTGCGCCGGGGTGAACCCCGCTAGATCCGCGTCGCGCTCCCCCTCTGTCGCATACCGCCGCACTACGGTCCCCGCCACCGAGCCGCCCCAAGGGGAATCGATCTTTTCGTCCTTCTGCGGGAATCTCGGGTTAGGCATTTAGCCGACCTCCACTCGCCGGCCCTCGGCGGGCCCCCAAACGTTCATATTCCAAGCGGCCTCTCCCCATACCGCCACCGGGCCCGCAATGGTGGCGACGTCGAATAGCGAGAGGGTCACGTCCCAGCGCTCCGCGTCGATCCGGTGCGATACCTGCGCCACGATCTCTAGCCGGGTGAACCTGTCCGCACCCCCGTAGTAGAGGAGCACCGCATCGCCGACTAAAGCGGCCGACAGCTCAGCGGAGCCGTCGTCGTATATCGGGATCTGTAGCGCCTCGACAGCCGCTACCGGCCACGCCAAGGCGTCGAGGCGGGCGTCCACGATCTCTGCCAGCTCGGCGGAGCTGGACAGCGTTACGTCGGTTCGGATCTCGTTTGCCCACCCGTAGCGGGCCCGGCTCGACGCGTCGGCCGCTTGATGCGAGAGCGTCCCGTCAGCGTTCGCCCACGAGATCAAGTTGCGTACTGCGCTCTGCTTCTCATCGAGCGCCAGCTCGCCGGGAGCCACCATCCCCGGATCGGTCCCGATCTCGTATTTCGGTGGCCACGGTTGTACCTGCGACAGCGAACGATCCCGATAGGTGATTACCCCATCCCCGTTCGCGTACAGCGTCCCGCCGCTGTCCCATACCGCCCCCCGGGCCGCGTCGAGCCGGCTCCCGGTGAACGTGAGCGGGGCGAGCGCTGTCGGATCGGTTTGTATGTCGCGCATCTCGGCCGGCCAGCTCACCCGATCGAGGATCGCCCCGAGGCGGGCGCTCACGCTCTGCGCCGGGAGCTGGAGAACGTCGTCGGGCCCGAGAGCGAACCCGAGCGGGTCATCGGCGCGAAGCGTCACATACGGGGTAGAGAGGCTCTCATCGCCTCGGGCGTCGGTTACCTTCCCGAAGAAGAACCCCGCCCCGTCCCCGCCGGCCGGCCCGCCCCGGATCCAGATCATCGCCCCTAGAGCCGTGTTGGATCCGCCGAGCCCCCACAACCCCTCCGGGTCGAATAGCGACACCGAGGCCCGCGCCGAGGTGCCCGGGTCGAACAGGTTTTGCCGGCCCGAGTCGATCGACACCGAGACAACCTGCGAGGTGAGCGAGTACCAAGTCGCATCGAAATACGACCCCCAAACGTCGCTATCCCAAACGCCGCTATCCCAAAGGTTCGTTTCGTTTCCGGATTGCTCGTAGTGCGGGTCGAGGCCGATCAACACCTCACAGAAAGCGAACCCGGCCCATTGCGGATACTGCGGGGAGGTGATCGTCACGCGCCGACCAGCCGGGCGAGCCGGCCCCTCCCATTAGCCGCCGTCCAGCCCTCCAGCGCCGAGATAACCCGAGCTGCGACTAGAGCCGGATCGCCGACGTCGCCGGTAAACGTGATCGACGGGGCAACCGTGACACCCGCCGCGTAGCCGGTCGGGGCCGCCCCACCGGCCCCGACTCCTCGCCCGCCCACTATCCCCCCGATCCAGCCGAACAGACCGGATCCGAGGCCCCCGATGAGCGAGGCGATCCATTGCAGCTTGTCAATAACCCAGTTGAACACCGAGACCAGCCCATCCCACATATCCGTAAATATCGACAGCCACCCGATAGCCGTCTCGATCGCCCCGACTATGGAATCGATGTTGTGTACGACTAGGTAGATCGCCGCCCCCACCGCTGCGAGCGCGAGCACGATCGCCCCGATTATCGCTAGCCAGGGCGACGAAACGAGCGTGAGGATCCCCATCGCAGCCGCCATCACCGACACCGCAGCGGCCACCGCCATAAACGAGAACACCACCGCTTGCATTAGCCCGGGATGCTCTTTCGCCCAATCGGCGAACCGGATCAATACCGGGATTATCTCGTTTAGCACCGGGAGCAGCGCCGAGCCGAGCGACGTCTTTAGCTCCTCGATCGTGGCGGTTAGCTCCTTCATGGTCCCCGGTTGCACCGCCCCCGCCATCTGCCCTGTCTGCTCCATGAACATCGCGAGCACCTCGCTCGCCTGCGCCGCGGAGAGCTGATCCTCGGTGAGATCGCCGAGCCCCTTTGACAAGAGCCTCGCTTGTACCTCGGCGGTGTCCATCTGGACACCGAGATCCTTCATGGCACCGAACCGGCCTCTAAGCGCCGAGGAGAGAGCGCTCTGTACCGTGTCCATGTCTTTACCGAGCACCTTGGCGACGTCGGCCGAGCGTCGCATCGCATCGGTGCTCATGGTGGCGGCCTGCTGCGAGGTGACTCCGTAGCTCTGGAGCTGATTCCCGAGCGTGATCGCGTACTTTTCGGCGGCCGCCGTCGTGAGCCCGAGAGCGTTCGCGTTTTGTTTCGCCCAATCGGTGACCTGTCCCGACGCCTCCCCGAAGATCCTCCCGACGTTGGCTGTCGTTTTCGAGGCATCCTTGGCGAGGCCGGTCCACTCGCTCGCCCAGCTCTGCAGCTTGTTAAGCGAGAACGCGCCCGCGAAGGTGGAGAGCGCCCCTTTCGCCTTGTCAGCGAAACTCCCGGTTTGCTGCTCGATCTGCTGGAGCGATTTCGCGGCCTTGGAAACGTCCGCAAGCACGGAGATCACGAGCGACGCCATTTACTTTCTCGCCTCGCTTTCCTGCTCCATTACTTGCGCCATCGCTAGTAGCTCCTCGATTGTCAGCTCGCCGGCCGCAGCCGGGGAGATCCCCCACGCCCGGGCGATCCGCACCCGAGCAACCGTGATCGCCCCCGGCTCTAGCCTTTTCCCACTATCTCCCCGAGGTACCCCGTCGCCTCCCCGAGATCGAGCGCCCACGCGTCATCGAGCGTCATATCTGGCACCTCTCGCCGGCCGACCACCCAACACAACCCGGCGAGCAGCTCGACGGGTAGCCGGCCCCCGTCGCCGATCGCCGCCAGGGCGTCGAGATCGAACACAACCCCGGCCGCCTCCAGATCCGCCAAGTCGCGCAGCGTCACCCCGAGCAGTTTCGCCGGGCCCGGCTCTCCCGGGTCGATCCCGCTCCCCCCGACAGCACCGCTCACGGATAATCCAGCCGGTCTATTAGCGATTGGATCCCCGAGTCGTATTTCGCCCGGATCGGGCCTTCCATCGCTTTTACAGCTCGCTCCCCGAAGCGGTTCGCCTCGATGTTGTGAGCCGGCCACCCCCAATGGATCGGGTTCGCGTAAACGGTTCGGCTCACCACCCGGGCCTTTGTGCGGGTCCCCGAGGGGCGGAAACTCTCCCGCAGTTTGGGGCCCGGGTTCGACTTGCGCTCCGGGCGTGGCGGGCCGCTGGGAGCCTCTGCGGCGACTCGGGGGGCGATCATCGCCGCAATCTCTCTGTGCAGCGCCGAGAGATCGGAGAGGCCCCCCTCTATCCCTTTGAGCATCCGCCGCAGCTCCCGGCCGCCTTCCACCTCGATCGAGAACCCTTGCTCTGCCACTACTCGGCCGGGACTTTCTCGGCCTCGACTGTCGCCCCGTTGCCGGCCGGCGGTACGACCGTGATATCCGGGATCCCTTTGAGCGGGAGATCGATCGAGAACTTGGCAGCGTCATCGGCTGTCGGCCCGAAACTCGGCCGGCGGAGCTGCAGAGTCCCGGTGCAAGTCACTACCGCCCCGGTTTGATCGGTGCTCTCGATTATGAACTCGCCGAGCTGGAGGGACTGAGCCCAAAGCAGATTGCAGATCCCGGCCGGGTCGGGCCAGTCTTGATAGCCCGAGAGCGTGAGCGTCGCCTTTTCGCCGGTTGCTATGTCGGATTCTTCCACGAGCGTTTTGATCGTCGTCGTGGAGGTGTCGAACGCGATCACCGCCCCGTCTATCTGTTTAGTCACCTCCACCGCCCCGACTGTCACAGTGAACATTCCCGGGAGGAGCGCTATCGCTTCGCCTGCCATCGGCTTTCCCTTTCTTTTAGAGACTGATTTTCTTGGATACGTGCAGCGCTGCGGCCAGGTAGCCGACCTCGCCGGCAGCGACCGGCCCGGACCACTCGGCGAACGCGAACGCCCAATCGGCGGGGAGAGCGTCGAGCACCCGCTCGACTAGATCCTCCAGCACCGCGACAGCCGCCTCGGGATCGGCCCACCCGACACATACGAGCAGCCGCACCCCTAGCGGACTGTTACGGGTCGGGCCGCCCCCCTCCGAGCGCTGGTCTAGCCAGATTTGCGCCGGCTCGACTATTACCGCCGGCAACCCCGACAGCCCGCTAGGCGTGGCGGACCACTCCACATCGGGGAGCGCCGCGGCGAGCGACTCCCCGAGAGCTGCCCGGGTTTCCGACAGGAATCCCATTTATCCGACCAGCGCCGCCGGGTGGAGGTATCGCATTATCCGCTGTCGCACCCGGGCGTCCCAAGTGATCGGCACTACTTGCGGGGCCCCGTCGAGTGTGTACGCGGCCGGCACCGCCTGCGGGGCCTCCATGTTCCGATACGTGAGCACCGAGGCGATTAGCACCCCGTCGTGGAGATCGGCCGGCCAGGGCTCGACACTTGGCGCGATCTCCCCGACGGGATCCCTCCACTCAGGTTTGAGTAGCGGGATTATGTGGCCCGAGGCAATGTCGATCGCCTCCTGGCATTTCTCATCGGTGGCGGAGGCGGAGCCGCCTAAGCGGCCCCTCACCTCCTCCACCACTACCGGGCCGGTAGCCACCGCCCGGAGCTACTTACGCCCCGAGCCCGAACCCGAGCCCGAACCGCTAGAGCTGCCAGAGTCGGCCGCAGCCGCTCCACCCGGCGCCACCGGGGCAGCCGTCGAGGAGATGACTTGCACCCCGAGCGGCTGCAGTACGGCACCCCCGAAATAACCGAACACCGCGAACCGGACCTTTGCCGGGCCCTCCACCTCCCGATAGGTGAAATCGAGGAGCGTCGATTCCCAGCTCATCGCGTCATCGGCCGCAGCCCGGATAAACGTCGAGGTGGCGGCGGCCGCCCACGCCGGCACGGTTGGCACCCCGGCGATTAGCCCGTCGCCGACAGCCGCCTCGGTGACGCCGGCAGCGTTTGTCGGCCCGTAGCCGACATAGGGGAGGAGGGGCCGCTGGTCGCCCGGATTGTTCGCCGAGGCGAGAGCCGCCCAGTGTGTCGCCGAGGTGAGCACCCGTTGCCCCCGCAAAAATCGGCTGGTCGGGAAGTAGGCGAGCGTTATCCGGATCGCTAACTCCAGCTCGACAGCGGTCGCCCCGCCGGCCGCCCCGGCGAACGCCGACGCAGCGAGCACCGCTGCGAACGCCATTTCGGTTTGCTGCGAGTAGCTCTCCCTAAGCGCGCTCGTGACCTTGGAATCGATGAACCCCGGCGAGGAGTCGAGTAGCTCCCGGGTCACGTCAACCGTCCCCGAATACCCTTTCGGAGTCATCGGCACAGTGTCGAAGTTCACATTTCCCGGGACAGGGTTCACGCCTTCCGCGTGAGCCGCCACGAGCTGCGCCGGGCTTGTGTCCACGAATCTAGGAATGGGGATCGGCCGGGGATCGGTGATCGGAGCCGAGCTGAACGCTGCGACCAGCGGCCTCATTTGGTCGATCTCTGGCACATACCAGTTACCGCCCCACGCGGGGGGGATAACCGGGGCCGAGCCGGCAGTCGATTGATCCGCCGCGGTTATGAGGTACTCCGATAGCTGATGGCGGAACTTGTCAACCCGGCCCCGGGCCTCGGGATCGCCGACAGCGGCGGCCCGTACATCAAGAAAGAAACTCCGGTTACGCCCCTCGACTGTCGCCGGATCATACGGGGAGGGTTCGCGCCTCACCACCGTCGGGGCTCGGGCCGCCTCGATCTGCGCGAGTACTTGCGCCAGGTCAAGCGTGACAGCGGCGGGAGGCGGCGGGGTATTAGATGGGGCAGGGGCTCCCCCGGCGTACTGCGAGCCGGGAGGCGCGCTAGCGGTCACCGGAACCGGGGCGGGAGCTCCGGGAGCGGGGGCCGGAGCCGGGGGGGCCCCTGCCGAGCTTGCCGGGGGAGGCTCACCGCTACCGGGAGCGTCGCCGTCGGCCGTGATTCTGATTCCCAGCGGCGGGGGATCCTGCTCCGCCCGGATAGTGAGTTTGCGTAGTGCCACGATCTAGCCCCTTTCCGAGCTATTGAGCGGAGCCGACGCGCGCGAGCGCGTAGGCCGGGATGGCTACCAGACTTGTCTCCTCGATCACGCCCGAGGCGACCACAAACTCGCCTCCGCGCTCCTCGCCGTAAATCTCTGCGCCGACTGACAGCCCGTCGGTTATCCCGTCCTCCGCGTCATCGAGCGCCGCGACGCCCGCCGAGCTGCGCGAGATCCTCCACCGGGCGTAGATCCCCGCCGGGGTTCGTTTCCACCAAAGCGGCCGGCCGACAGCCTCCGCCCGGTTGTGGCTGCGAAGGAGCCGATCGTTACCCGAGGCGAATATCTCCGCCGAGTCCGGGAACCGTACCGGGATAGGGGCCCCGTGAACCCGGCCCGCCGCATTCCACGGGATCGCGAGGCCCTCGATCGTGCGCCCGTCCCGGTTCACTCCCGACGCCGGGGCCGAGGTACCGAGCCCGAGCTGCCCACCGACCTCGCCCGCCAGGTCAGCGACGATATACAGCGCCTCGCTCACGCTACGGGAGCGTTTCCGGGCGTAGGCAACTCGGCCGGCCGGGTGAGAGTCCCAGCGCTCACCGCTGCGAGCCCGAGCATTTGCCGGGCCTCGGGCGACTCCAGCACCCCGAGCGGGAGGAGCTGCGAAACCATCGTCACGACTGTCGCCATATCCGGGCGCAAAAACGCGGTGAGATCGAACCGGACAGATTGGCCCCGAGGGGTGATGTCCTCCGCCGAGAGGCGAGTCTCGATCGCGGAGAGGTACGGAGACATTGCCGCGTGCAGCTCGTGAGCCTCGCTCTCCAGCGATCGGTATGTCATCGAGGTACCCGACGGGGCCGCCCCGAGCACCCCCGAGGGGAGCCCGGTTAGCCGTGCCAGCTCCAATACCGCTTGCTGTCGGCCCTCCACTAGCTGCAGCTCCCTCGCGGAGAATCCGAGCACCTGCGCGGAGAGGGCCGCCCCGATATAGCCGGTCGCGTAGCTCTGGCGGCCCATCCGCCATTGCTGGAGTACCTCTTTGACTTGAGCGTCGGTCAGATCGATTCCGCTCTCGTTTTTTAGAGCGACGCTCGGAACCGGCTCCTCCGCATACCGCCGGGCCGCCCGCTCCAAAGCGAGCGAGGAGCGGATCGCCCGAGATCCCGCCGTACACCACCCGCCGAGGATCGGCCCCCGAAATCGGATCATGTCGGGGGCGGGGATCCACACTCCCCCTACGTAGTAGCCGTCTGTGACGATTCCGACGCCCGGCTCGGAGTGTGTGCGGGGGCCCACGGTTTCCGGGTCGAGGTGGAGGGCTGCGAGCGGGAATCCCCGGTAGTCGCGGAGCATGATCCGCCAGTACCCGACACCGCCGAGGCACATATCGCGCAGCGTGTTGAGGAGAGTTTGCTGGAGCGGCAGATCGTCGGCCGGCTCCGGGCGCTCAATGAATGTCCCCGGATCGAGCGGCACCCCCTCGGCCGACCAGCGCCTAAGCGGCAGCGTGGAGCCCCGCCCGGCGATCACTTGCAGAGCCTGCTGGATCGCCGGCACGCTCTCCGCGTCCCACCGGCTCACCGGCCAATGTTCCGACGGGTCTACAGCGGTAGGCGAGTAAGGCTCGCTGGAGGTGCTCCAGCGCCCGTCGCCGCCCGGTACCTCCCGGTACATCGGCCCCGCCGCCGGGGGCTCGGCGGCCTCGATCGTCGCCCGTCCCCGTCGCAAGCGCATAGCGCGGCCTCCCCCACTAGGGACGCCGGCTCACCTCCCGCGAGAGTCGGTATCAAATCTGTTAGCCCGGCAACATACCACCGGCTCGCGCTGCGCCGCGGATCTACTCCGGGGGATCTACCCCCTACCCCGAGCCGGGCCGCCGGTAACCGGGAACCGCCCCGGCGGCCAGCGTCGATCTCGTGTAAACTCGGGGTTTGCAGCAATCCGAACCCAGCGAGAGGAGCCACTTTCCCAATGGCACCCCGTAAGAAGATTCACACCCCCGCCGAGAAAATCGAGGTGGCCCGCCGGCTCACCCTCGCCGCCGGCCGCACGACAGCCGGCGGAGATCCCGACGACCTAGCCAACCTTTGCCGGCTCCGAGCCACCATCGAGGAGGCGATCGACACCGCCGTAGTCGGGATCCGAGAGTCCGGCTATTCATGGACTGCGCTCGGAGAGGTGCTCGGAATCACCCGGCAAGGCGCTTTCCAGCGCTACGGTCCCCGAGTCGGGGGAGCCCGGTTCACCCCCGAGGAGGTGCAGCCGTGATCTACCGCCGAGGCCGCTGTCTCGCTTGCGGCGACGTTTGGGAGGATCCCGAGGGGCCGGTCATCTGCCCCGAGTGTGAATCGCTCGACGTCATCGAGGAGCCCCGCCCCGAGCTGGAGGCCCCCGAGCGGCTACCGCTGCGCTGCCCCGGCTGCGGCCTAATGATGACTCACCGAGAGGCCGCCGAGCTGGGAGCGTGCAGCGATTGCGCCCCAGCCTTTGACCCCGACGGGATCGAGTACCGATGAGCCGCCGACGCCGGCTCCCGCCCCGCCCGGTACCGCTGTACCTTGAGCGCCCCTACTGTCCCGACTGCGGTTCGCCCGACACCGAGCTAACCCCCGATGACGACGGGGACGGTTACCGCTGGTCGGAGTGTCAAGACTGCCACCTAGTTTTCCGCCACGACTGACAGCGGTAAACAGAGCTGCGCTCCCGCATCTAGCCACCGATGCAACCGGGGGAGGTTCGCGTCGGGGCCGAACCCGAGAAACGTTCCATCGGCCGAGTCGATGAGGTTGGCGCACGCGAGGCGATACCGCCGGGCGCTATTGACTCGGCCCATGTGCGACCAGCAGCCCGCAGCCCGGGCCGCCTCGGCGACCTCGAAAGCGGCCCGACTTATTTTCCAGCCCGTCGAGCCGCCGAGAAATAGGCAATCGGCCGCGTCGAGCTGCTCGCCGAGGTTGCCCATTGCCTCTATCCCGTCCTGCGCCACGAGAGCGGCCCGGAACCCGAGCGCCTCCACCGCTGGAGCTAGCTCACAGAACCGCTCCCACGTCGCTACCGGGTCACCCCCGAGGCTCCCATCGGGCCGGCGGGCGACGTCCGGGACTACTACGAATAGACACCCCTCTCGGGGGAGCCCGCTAACCCACTCCAGCCACGCCCGATCGCCTATATACGTCGCCGGTTGAAAGCACCCGTTATCGGCCGCGAAACACGCGTAATAGTCGAGCTGTCCGAGCGCCCGGGATCCGGGCTGGAGCATTAGCCCAACCCGGCCCGAGCGGATCGCCGATCGGCGGATCGCCGGGCCCGACGCCCCTGTCAGGTAGAGCACCTGTCGAGGTAAGCGTCGATCGTGGCGGGCTCCTCGCCGGTCACGTCGCAAAGCGCGAGGCGGTAGTAATGCCACGCCGCCCGGGCCGGCGGATCCGTAGCGGTGGCGGCTTCCCGCAAGTGAAGCGCCCGCCGCACCGCCGCCGGGGGGAGGAGCGGGCGGGGGGCGAGCCTCACCAGCCGATGCACCATTATCCGAACGCGAGTTTGGGTACTAGCTGCGGCCGGCTAGCCATATGGCACGCCACCGCCGCAGCGTTGAGAGCCGAGATATCCTGCCCGCCATCGGGCCGGCCGAACCCCCACGAGCCCGCTAGCGGCCTCCGCACCGCTGTCCCGGCTGCTATGTCGAGCGCACCCTCGCCCCGGTGGCGGAGCCTCGGAGGGTCGGAGTGGATCAAGTCGTAAAGGGTTTGGCACGCCGACACGTAGCTCGCCGTCGAGTAGGGCTCCAGCGCGAGGCGAACCCCTCTCGCTTGATCGAATAGCGCCCGGCAGGGCCCGGCGACGTTTCCGGCGAGCCCGTTGGGGTGCCATCGGTCCCGCAGCTCGGCGAGGCGGGGGAGGATCCAATCGGTTCCCGGCCGCCGGTCTACCAGCTCGATTACGACCACCTCGCCGACCACCGAGCTAGCCACGATCGAGCCGACCGACCGATCGAGCGCCACGTCGAACCCGAACACAACCCCCGGGCCCGGCTCGACCCCCGGATCCCAGCACGCCCGCCACGCCTCCGCCTCGATCATCCGCTCCGCGGTGAGCGTCCAGCGGTTCATATGGGCCCGCTCAAACTCGCCGGCCGGCAGTTTCGCCCGGGCGTCGCGTAGCGCCTCGATCGTCATCCCTTGATCTAGCGAGGGGTTCGCCCGAGCCCACGCGCTCTCATCGTCGGCCGAGGCGTCGAGCGGGGCCGACCACTCCAGATAGCACAGTCCCGGAACCCCGGCCCGGCCCGCATCGACCAGCGACCGGAACCAAACCGATTGATCGGTCCCAGCCGTGGAGACAACTACGAGCTGCGGATCCGGTCGGGCGACTTGCGTAGGCGTGATCGCCGAGGCGATCGCCACATCGAATATCGACCAAACCTCATCGGCGAGCACTAGATCGAGCGAGTAGCCGTGGGCCGCTTTCGCCGATGTTGTGAGCACTACTAGGTGAGAGTCGAGAGCCTCCAGCGAGAGCCGCTCCCGCCCTGTCTGGAGTCGCATTTTCGGCCGCAGCGCCGCGAACTCGGGCCGGTTGAAAGCGGCGAAGATAGGCCCGAGGAGTATGTCGCAAGCGGCCCGGCGATCCTGCGAAATGATCCCGATCATCGATCCGGGGGCGAGGAGCCGATCGGCCGCCAGGGCTCGCAGCCCGACAGACTTCCCGCCTTGCCGGGCGACTGACAGCACGCTTGTCCGGTACCGCCACCGATCCGCCTCCCGGGCGAGAGTGTGATCGAGCCAGTACGTCTGCCAGTCCCTAAGCGTGAGCCCAAATATCGCCCGGCACCGTCGAGCTGCTCTCGGCCCGAGCGTTTCGCCCGGGTCCCCGCTCGGCCCGTAGGCAGGCTCGATCACGGTTGATCCGCTGCAAACCCGGGGTTTGCGCCATTTCGGAGCCTGTCCACCGCCTCGCCCGCCAGCTCGATCAACGCCGGCCGGTCCCAATGGCGCTCCGGGTATAGCCGCACCTCGGAGAGCAACGCCTCCCCGATCTCGCCGGCCAGGGCCCAAACATCCGCCTCGCCGCTCACGACAGCGCCGAGAGCAGAGCATCGAGTTTGTCCGCTTCACTCGGGCCCGGCTCGGGCTCGCTCCCCGAGATCCCGAGATCCCGCAGACAAGCGGCGAGGGTCCGGGCGAGCGGCGAGTACTGCGCGTGAGTCGTGAGCGGCCCCGACATACGCCGGGCTGTCTCGCGGGCGAGCGCTACCGTCGCCGCTTGCGCCGGCACGATCCGCCCGGCCTCGATCGCTGCGACTATCGACCCCTCCACCGCCTCGGCGATCGAGTCGGGGGCGAACTCCGGCGGGATTTTGACCACCGCCTCCCCTTTGGCGACGACTGCGGCCGCCTCGATGAGATCCTCCCAAACCCGCAGCGCCTCGCTCGCCTCCGCCGCCGGCTCTGGAGCTGGGACTAGCCCGAGATCGCGCAGACACAACCGCAGCACCCGGGCGAGGCCGAGCCAATCGGCCGGCTCTAGTAGCCGCCCGTCGCGCTCATCGAGGCGGCCCGCCACCGCGCAAGCGAGAGCGGCTGTCGGCCGCTTGATCGGCTCCTCGAAAGTCCCAGCGTCGAGGAGCACCCGGCGGAGGTGCCACTCAATGGCGTTATTTTTGACGGTTTGGCGTGCCATGCTCCGAACCCCTCGGCGATCCCGAGCCCGGTTGAGGTGACACGTTACGGCCTCTCGGCCGCTCTCGCGTGATCCGTGACAGGATCCCGGGGGCTCTCGGGGGTTCGCGGCGAGATCGAGAATCG